TCAATGCTTGCAGTATTATTTCTTACTGCAATTCTTACAAACAATTCAATTCAACCACCTGTTTGTCCTTGCTGCGAAGCAGAGGAATAAATTCAATGATTCTCTCTCTCTGCCTTAACTATTAGGCAGACTGAGGGGTTCACACCCTCACAAATCCCACCGCTTTAATTTTTATCGTGGCTAGACAAACACTCGCATCACTAACAGAAGAAAAGAATAATCTTCTTTCTGAGTTAGAAGAACTAAGACCAATTAAAGAACAATTAAATTCTTTAGCTGTGGTCTTAGCAGTTGTTTTTATTCTTGGAGTTCTTTTCTAAATGAAACCAACCGAAAGAGAAATCAAATTCATGGAAGCTTTATTGCTTGCCATCACTGCACCTAGCGACAAGCTCAAGGATGAGTGCGTACAAATGGCATCTTCTATTGGTGAATCTCTTACTGAAAAGCAAAGAGACTTAGCCATGAAAGGTGTTGAGTGTCGCATTGAATTTGCTCGGAGGTATGGTCATCAATGAAACTCACACTCACGCTTGAGACTGACAACGCTGCCTTTAACACAGGCAGCGAACTTAGTCGAATCCTTCATAAGCTCGCCACTATGGGGCAATGGGACAACCTTCATTCATATTATGGAGAAGGGGAACAAAAGCTAAGAGATAGCAATGGCAATGTCTGTGGCACTTGGTGCATTGTGGATGAGGAAGACATTGAATTAAGAGAAGAAGAAGCACCAACAGGCACACCTAAAGCTTTATTTGGTGACTATCGGTACACGTGCGAGCCTGATTAAATGATCAGGCATAGCATTGGGACAGCGTTAGGTTTAAGTATCTACGCTGTCCTCTTTCTGTCACTGTCTAACTCACCGGCAGTACAACAACCTACGAGGGATAACAGTGCGGAGTCTCAATTGAGCAGGCGTGTCAACCCTCGACTAACTACCCACCAAGGATTCAATGCCAAGACCTAAAGATCACTCGGACATACGCATCACACTTGCGCCAAACTACAAGGCTATCGTTGATGAACATGCTGCTCTGAAAGGAAAAAGAGTAGGTGTAGTTATACGAGAACTAGTAGAGACATGGTGTGCTGACGAAAGGGCAAACGCATGGCTTCAATCTCAAAGAGAGAAGGGCTAGACTCATGTCTATTACTTCAACTAAGAAGATCATCTGCACAGATGGTAAGTGCATAGTCACCGAACACTATGCACTCATGCGTAAAGCTTCCCGAGTAGGGAGTGTAGGTAAAAACATCAAGTGCCCTCATTGTGAAAGAACAGTGAGGGCTTTTAACTTGAGCTTTTCCAGTCTCACCTGTCCCACTTGTAAGACTGATGTTCCTAAGTATGAATGGATGATTGAACGTGGATCTTAATACCGAACTAAAATGGGAAGACAAGATGAGTCTCAGCGGTCAACAATACCGGAGATATAAAGAGAACTCACGCAAACTCACAAAGGCACAGTCTCTGTCTTCTTGGGGAGAAGGACTGTGTTCTTTTGGTTATGAGAAAATCATTGAGCATGTAGAAGACATTAAAAAAAAGGTTGAGTCAGGTGTGGCTGGTATTGCACACTCCCAACTCAAGCCCCTATTACAGCTTCCTTCTGAAGTGGTAGCAGGCACCACAATGAGAACAATAGTAGATCAATTAACTATTGCTCCAAGTCTTCATCAATTAGCAATGGAATTAGCTGATAGATTGTGGATAGAAGCAATGCTTAATCGTTTAACTAAAACACAAATCAAAAAATATCAAAGAAGCAGACAACGTAAGCGACATAAGATAGAAAGCCTTAAACATATGCAGAACACAGAAGAATGGACAGCTAAAGAACGTATGACTTGTGGAGCTACATTAATATATATAGCAGAAAAAGAGACAGGTTTAATTAAAATTATTCGAGATGATTTACCTAATAAAAAACGTAGAGTTGTTCAACCTACAGAAGAATGTATGAAGTGGATTAGTGATGCTCAGTATGCAGATGAACTAATGACACCTCACTATTTACCTACACTTATACCACCTAAAAAGTATAATAATAAATTAAAAGGCGGATACCACAATAAGAGAATAGCAATTGATTTATTTAAATCTAACAACGAATTACTCTCTGAGATATCTAAAGGTAACGAACCTTATATACAAGCAGCAGAAATACAGGCAAATGTAGCTTGGAGAATTAAGTCTTGGATGTTAGATGCTATTACACATGCTTACGAACAGAACCTAGAAGTAGGTTGTTTAATACCTATTAATGGCTGGCCTATTCCTCCATATCCTAAGCACCTAGAAGAAGATGATCCTGCTGTATTGAAATGGAGAGTTAGAGCAAGATCATTACATATAAAGAACGAGGCAAGTAAAAGCCATAGGATTCATAACGCTATCTTGCTTAATGTCGCTAGACAAATGGCAAGTAAAGGAGAATTCTTTTTTCCTGTTCAACTAGATAAGCGAGGAAGATTCTATTACCGCCCGCCATACTTAAATCCGCAAGGCAATGACTTAGCTAGGTCATTGCTGGAGTTCAGCTACTACACATATATACAAACTGAAGAACAAGCCCATTGGTTACGCATACATGGAGCAAATTTATATGGACTTAAGTCTGACTGGAGGACTCGTATCGATTGGGTAAAAGAACACGACCAGTTAATCAAAGGAGCAGGGAATGATCCTTGGGTTAACCCTCAGTTCTGGATGAGAGCAGATAAGCCTTGGTCTTTTCTTTCTTTCTGTCGTACCTATTACGAGTGGAGTCTTGATGGTCCGGCGTATAAATGTCATCAACCTGTAATGCTGGACTGTACTGCATCTGGAATACAGCATTACTCAGGATTTCTAAGACATGAAGGCATGGCTGAGATGGTGAACTGTAAGAACAGTGATAAGCCACAAGATATTTATGCAGTTGTTATGGAGAAAGTTAATGATCGACTAAGAAATGAGAAAGATGAGCACGCTAGGAAGTGGTTAATGCTTCAACCTGATAGATCATTAGCTAAGAATCCTGTGATGTGTATTCCATACGCCGCTTCATACTCAGGCTTTTATAGCTTTGCTTATAAGTGGGGAATTAAAAGAGCTAAAGATCTATATGGGAATAAAAATTGGATGAGTAAGAAAGGCTCTGCCAGTACTATTCATTACATGGCAAAGATATTGCATGAAGAAACTAGCAAGACAATAGAGCCAGCAGTCCAAGCAATGACATGGTTTAAAGCTGTAGGTTCAGCGGCTGGTAAAGCTAATACACCACTAAGATGGACAACACCTTCACAATTATTAGTACATCAACAATATAATAAGACTCAAGATAGACGAATAAGACTTAAGTATTCATCAGACATTTGCTTAGATATTAGAGTAAAAGAAGACTGTCCTACACTGAATACTACTAAGATGAGTAACGGTTTAAGTGCAAACATAATACATTCAATGGATTCTGCTTTGATGTGTGCTACAACTATTAATGCGATAGCAAAAAATGTTATCAACATAGGAGGTATTCACGACTGCTTCATCGCAACCCCTAGTGAAATGAGTGCATTAAGAGATGCAGTTCGAGAATCTTTTGTCGATATCTATAAAGATGATTGGCTAACAAGAATCAAGACTGAACTTAAAGCACAAATTCCCAAGACAAAACAAGAGGATCTACCTTCTGAACCCCAGTTAGGTAACTTCGATCCAACCAACACACTGTCCTCAAATTATTTCATCACATGACCACAAAAGATTTCATTGATCTCAAGTTTATTCAGTTAACCACACCTGAAGATACAAGGCTTACCTATTCATGGCTTGTCAATCCAGATGACAAGTTCCCTCCTGCTAGATGGCAGGTGACAGCAGTTGTTCCTAATAGTCCAAGGGCTGTTGAGATAGGGGAACAGCTAGATACTTTCTATCTCAACTTTAAGAAGGCATTGAAAGCTGCCTTCCCTGACAAGAAGAAGGATGACTACAAATGGAACCCACTACCTTATGAGTGGGCTGACCACCAAGAGCTAGGTTTGAAGAACGCTCTCATCCTTAAGTGCAATAAGAAAACACAATCACCAGATGGGAAGCCTAGAACACCACCAATTATTTTTGATGACAGCAATAACGGAATACCTTTGAACGATGAACAGAAGCAGAAGTATGACAAGATTGGCCCGGGTACTACAGCACAAATAGCTTTGTATGTCAGTCATTACAACCTAGGTGTCGGTACTGGTATCAGGCTTACACCTGCTGCTGTAAATATTAAAAACTTTATACCCTTTGGAAGTCAGGCTAATAGTGCTCAAGACTGGGGGTTCACAGTTGATAACGAACCCACCAAAAAACAAGATGCCACGCCATCATCAAGGAACACAGACGACTTCGACTTCTAATAAATATCGAAGCAAGTTTGAAGCTTCCATCGCTGCTACTTTACATGCCAAAAATGTCGCCTTCACGTATGAATCTATACGGCTTGACTACACCATCGAAGGAACCTACTGCCCTGATTTCATTCTTCCGAATGGTGTCATCGTTGAAACCAAAGGCCACTTCAAGCCCGAAGATAGACGAAAGATGGTTGCGATTAAGGCGCAACATCCCGATCTAGATATACGTCTGTGTTTCCAGAATGCAAACGAGAAGATAACTAGAAAGAAAAATAGTATGCGTTACTTCGAATGGTGCGACAGGCATGGATTTAAGTGGTGTCACAAACAAATCCCACCCGACTGGTATCAATGAGTAAAGAAATTAGATGGATAAAGGACGGGTACTACCGAGAGGAGTGCCCCGGAAACTGGGAACCCTATTACCCTGATGCACCTCCTGATACAGAGAGAGTGCAGAACATTAAGAAGCGCATAGCTGAATTGCAAACCATGCTTAAGCACATCAATGCCTTACACCAACGCAAGAACTAGCGACAAGTATCGCTACAAAGTACGAGTCTCTTCTCCTAGAGGCTATGTGATTGATGAATACATCGTCACAACCAGCAGAGAAAAGGCATATAAAAAAGCTATAGCGAAATATGGAGAAGGGCATAAGGCTCTTGTCCTTGACTGGGATTCAGTCAGTGCCTTCGAGTAAAGAAGTAAGCAGAGGGCCATGCCCTAACTGCGACACAAGAAAGGGAATGATCCTCTTCGATGATGGTCATTCCCACTGCTTCTCATGTGACCACCAGATCCAACCAAAAAAAGAAAAGGAGTATCGACCAGTGTCAGTGCCTACAGCACAAAGAAGCAAGCTGCTTAAAAACTTACAGCCATTTAAGAAAGAGTGGTGTGGTATTACTGTCGAAACTCTTAACTTCTTTAGTTATTGCCAAGCTTTCTATCGTGAGCAGCAGGTGCACGTTGCTACTTACAACGATCAACAAGGACTACCATCTGCACAGCACCTGAGATTCAGAGATAAGAAGTTTATTTGGATAGCTGATGATGGCATAAGTAACCTGCAACTCTGGGGTCAGAACAAGTGGCGACAGAATCATGGCAGAGAATCCAATGTGTTCTGTGTAATAACAGAAGGTGAGAAGGATTGCATGTCAGCCAGTCAAATTCAGGGTAATAAATTTCCTGTCGTATCCCTACCTTCAGGTACTCAGTCAGTTAAGAAAGCAATAGGCGCAAACCTTAAGTGGCTGAGTCAATTCGCATGGGTAGTCATCTGCTTTGACAATGATTCCCCAGGTGAGAAGGCAGCACAGCAGGCACTGGAGCTATTGCCGGCAGGCAAGGTCGCTATCTGTCGCATCCCTGCTCCATACAAGGATGCCAACGACATGCTCGTTGATGGTAAAGGTGCAGAGTTAAAGGATCTTTTATGGAAGGCAGTACCTAGTAGACCTGACTCTATTAAAGAAGCATCAACCTTATGGGATGTATTCATTAAGCCTAACGCTAAAGCTATTGTCCATTTACCTTGGCGCTTACTTAACGAGAAGACTAAAGGCTTTCGTTCTAACGAGATGTGGTGTATAGCAGCAGGCTCAGGTACTGGTAAATCCACAGTATGTAGGGAACTGGCCTATCACTTCCTATCTCAAGGGTTAAAGGTAGGTTATATAGCTTTAGAAGAAAGTCTCAAGCGTAGCTTGCAAGGAATTGTAGGGGTTGCACTTAACAAACCTTTGCATTTAGATGAGAGTGTCGAGGTCCCCATCGTCAAGTCGGCCTTTGATTCCCTCTTAGGATCAGGCCGACTTTTTTTATACGACCACTTTGGTAGTTGTAATCCCGACACTCTCATTGAAAAGATTACATACCTAGCAACCGTTGAAGAAGTTGATGTTGTAATACTTGACCATCTAACAATCGTTGTCTCAGGCATCGCAGACCTA